TCCCATATTTACACCTATCTCATAATCAGAAAAAGGCATTTCAATTTTTTGAGATATATGGTCACAAAATTGAAACATAAGTTATTGAATTGGTGAAGGCTCTTGTGGAGGCTCTTCAGCAACAGGCTCTTCAGGCAGCTGTTTTGGAGGCTCTTCATTCATATCCGTTATAGCCAACTTCATTTTTCTGTTCGTTACGAATATTCGTTTCTTTTTCAACGGAATAGCATCTATTTCAATCTCAACAGCTGGTTTTTCAGGCTCAGGCATAATAGGCAGCTCAGGTTTTTCAGGTTCAGGTTTTTTGAAACGATGGTCTATGTTTTCATGTCCAGTTAGTCTTGCACTCATACCACTATCCAAAGCATAAGGTTGTAAACCGTTTTTCTCAAAGAAATTCTCAGTTCCAAGCCGTCCTTCATAATTACCACATATTAGCACACGAGTGCATGTAGATATTTGCTTGTAGATGCCTTTCGGCTTATAACCTTTCCCTTCTTTGAATACTGCTGTAGCAAAGTTTTGCAACGTTCCGCCATGCGTGTCAATTCCAATCTGCTCGTCCTCATCATCACTATGCTCATCAGGGTCATAATCGTTGTGAGCTTTACATATTTCAACAATTTTATCCAACTCTTCATCTGTATTGAAGCCAATAACGAAACCTGACCAGTTCATTTATATAATACAACAACATAAGATTTATACCTAAATATCACTTAAGAATGTTGGTCTTCAAAGAATTCTAGCTTCAAAATTACCTCCACAGGCAGAGCTTTCGTGGTGTATTCTTCGGCAGCAACACGCTGATTATCGGCATTTAGGTAAAATTTCTTGCACGTGATTTTAGGCGGAAGCTCAGGGCAGGTGAATTGAACAGGAGCAGCATTTTCAAGCACAGGAGTGACACTTACTTGCGTATTGTCAGTAATCGCACTCGCAATCAAAATAGCATTTCCACTATCAGTTCTCTCTACGTTGTATCCAAGATATGGTATGTTGCTTTCTAATTCTAAAAATCGTGCGTCATTAGGAGTAATACGAGAAGCTCCGCCATAAAGCTCTAGCAGAACCTCACCTCCAACCACACTCACACGACATTTACCTTTAGCTCTAATTCTAGGAGGAACTTGCACTGAAAATTCGTTGTTATTAGCATCTAAAGTAACTACATCATTTGAACTTGAAACAGTCCAATTAGTCAATCTAAATATGTACGTGTCATTAAGCATGTTATATATTTACAAAAGATAAATTAATAATCTTCATCATCTAAATCATCATCATCACTTTCACTCTCATCAAACACGATTTTATTGAAATTTTGGTAATATCTGTCAGGCTTTTTCTTGTTAAGGTCAATAAAAAGGAAGCCATACTTTTCTTTCCACGCCAAATCCAAAACCTGTTTCTGTTCATCAGCCGTAAGGTCTGTCATTATTTCATCTCTCAAAGCATCTAGCTCTTTCTTGTTCTTAGTAGCAAATACAATCACATGAGAGAGATTAGAACGCAGATACAAAGGCAAACCATTATACTTTTGTGAAGTTATGAATATACTTAAACCTGACTGACCTTCGTGTTCATTGTTTTGCGTTTGATGCCGACGGTTAAGAATTGTCCGACACAAATGTTTTGATTTTGACAAATCTCGGATACAATCATCTAAAATAATTACGTTATTGAGGTTTTCATCTTCTTTTTCTTGTTCCAGTATGTCATCTAATATCTCATCACTATATTTCATAAACATTCTGTCTTTGTTTAGTTTCAACTTATCTAGGGGTAATGTTTGCATACTAGGAGAGATTAACCATATATGGTCAAAAAAACGATAATAAAAACGAGGCACTTTCTTATTTTTGCGTGTAGGGTGTGATAATAGTAACGAATTCCAAAGCGAGGTTTTACCTGATGCTGGTTGTCCTACAATATACATAGCAGCCGATTTAGCAGGTAATGGTTCGGCAGGAATATAAGGTAAATCCGCAAGGCTGTCAATTGGCATTGCAACAGGTGGTATAAACTCTAATTTAGTGTTCTTTAAAACTTTCATGTGATATATATTATTAATATTTAAATACAGAATTTTTAATCTTCGTGTAATTTATAAACATGCAAAGTCAACCGCGTGAAGCCCTACCTGTTTCTATGAGATATGCTCTCCAATCTGTTGATGCCGTTCCATCTACCGCTACATTAAGACGTTTTGATGCGAACAACGGTGCGTCATTCAGTCCTGCTGGAGCGAACGAAATTCGCATTCCTGTTCAGGCAAACGGATTTTTGGACGTGAATAAACATTACCTTTACCTAACAATAACTAATTCTGATGATGCTGCTACGGCTCTTCAGGGAAATATTGGTTGCATAATTGAGCAACTTCGCATTGAAAGCCAAGGCGTTGAGCTTGAGCGTATTGACCGCTACAACTTATTGAACGTTCATGCTCCTTTTTGGAATGGTTCGTTGAACAAAGCCGTTACAATGAACTCTGTCCTCAGTGGCGGTGCTGAGCCAACTGGAAATGAAAAAATATTTACTGTTACTTCTCCGACTATCGCTGCTGGAAATTCAAGAAACTACACACTTGCTCTTAACCTATCAGGTTTCTTAAGCCATCACCACAACAAAGCTCTGCCCCACGGTATTGCCCAGTTTGAAATCATAATCCGCCTCCAAGATGCGGTGACCGCACTTAAGGGTAATGGTACTGCGCCTGCTTACACCGTCACAAACCCTCGTTTCTACTGCCCTGTTTACACAATTGATGACAACGCTATTATGGAACAATACAAACAGATGGTCGGTGCTCGTGGTGTGAATTGGACTGGCGACACATACAAGACATACATTAACGCCATCACTGACCAAACTGGAACACAGGTTATACAGATTAACGACCGTTCCAGCTCTCTACTTTCTCTCATCTCTTTCGTTCGTAAGAGTGATTTGATTGCTGCGAAAAATAACAATGGTCTTGCCTGTGCTACTCTGCATGGTGTGGATAAATACCACTATCAGATTGGCGGTGTGAATTATCCACAGAGCGGTATTGATGTTGCTGTAGCAACTAACGGACAGAACCTTGGACGTGTGTATAACGAGGGTCTTAAGGCGTTTGCTAGTGATGGTTTCCCTTATGCTGAAAGTCTCATTAGTCTTGACAAGTTCAAACAGGGCTCTGCTGCTGGAGCTGCCGACGGTGCTGATGCTTCTATGGCGTGTGTTGCTGTGGATTTGAAACGCTTTGATGACAACCGTTTGTCGCTTGTTGGTCTCAACACAGCCAAAAACTCTGTGCCTAACACACTTGAGCTTACCACAGATGCTACGGCACTTGAGGGTGCTTCTGATGTGACCACTTATGCTAAGTGCGAAGCTGAGTACTTCATGGCTCCTGATGGTCGCCTCAGTGTTGCTATGTAAGTTCGCAAAACGTAATTTTATTTTATATTGTTAATATATACAATGCAAAATAATGATGAATACAAAACAGACCATGTTGAGGAAATAATAAATCAGGTAGGAACACCAAGTGATAAAAAAGACATTGATTATGATGATACGTTTCTTGAGATAGAGGACAAGAAAAGATTGATTGAGTGTATTTTAACGGAAATTAGAAACTCACCGAATTATTCGTGGGCAGATGAAGTGATGGTTAATTGTGTTGCGATGTATAAATACAAACAAACTGTTAATAATATCAATGTAGCTGACTATTTAAAAGAGAAAAAACAGTTGCAAGATGACCCTCTTCAGATATTAAAGTAATATCATTGTTAAAAGTTATAATGATATTAGTTTTGAGAAGGTGGTACAACAGGTTGAGCTGTCATTTCAGTTTCAGTCATTACCTCTCTGTCACATGAAATCCAGCCATCAGCTCCACAACATCGCACTTTAGAACAGCGCGAATGAAACAATGTAGTTAATATTCCACTACAAGTTGAGCCTACAATCGCAATCAGTGCAACCATTTCGCCTCCAGTCATGTCTTATTAAAGCGCATATTTATATTTTAAAGCATCTATTTGAATTCTAAATCTACGCTTTTTATCAAAATCAGTTATAGCCACTTTAGACTGTTTATCCTCTAGAAACTTGATTAAATCAATCACGAATTCAACCTCACTCTTCTCATAACCAGCATACCATTGCGACCATGACAAAGTCATACATTATACAGTTATTTCTTTTTCTTTATAAGAAACATCTTATCTACTTTGTGGGCTTTGCTACTTGGGTCTACGGCTGCGTAAACTCTCGCATACGCCCATTGTTGTTTTTGCATGTTGGGTCGCACAGATGCTGGATTATTTTCAAAAGCTCCTTCTCCACGTTCAAAAATGGTTTTAATACCTTTGTATTCATATCCAGTAATCTTTGCTATTTCTTTTAGATTATGTGGTTCATCTTTTGGAAATCCATATCTTTTGTTGAAACGCTGTTTGTATGTGCTCATTTAGATTGTGATGATATTAAATTATTGACCAATGCTTTCAATTCATCTATTTCTTGCTGTTGTTGTTTAACAATTTCATCTAGTTCTTTTGTAGCACGAAAATTAATCATAAATAAACTTTGCTTATCTAATGTATTGAAGTCATTAACCTTATTACCGATACAAAACACATTTTCCCATTTCTTATCAAACGTAAATGTATTGTCAATATTACCAACTGCTGTTACTTTTGTTTCAATCTTATCACCTTCATTCCAGCAAAAGAATTTGTAATCTATATCAATAACATCAGTTAAGTCAGGTGTTTTCATTTTGAACTTTTGATTACTAGCAAACCATTCACAAGTTATTTGTTTATACACATTTGGTATATATTCGTGATTGAGTGTAATCGCTTTTGGATATATTTCTTTTACCTCTTGTGCTATGAAACCTATTTCGCTGTGTTTTGGTTCTTTACCTCTACTGTCTATGTATTTAAAAGATTTAACTTCAAGTTGTCGTAATAAATCCAATCCTCCTGTAAATGGTTCAATGTCTTTTTTAATTCTCTCATCACTAGCAACCCATATCTCAGTTCCAGTTTCAACATACAAACCAAACTCAAACTTAGCACTCATATTTACATCACCATTAATCGCAATAGCACGACCTCCCAAACTTGGAATGTTTTGATAATACAAGGCACTACCAGTCGTATCAGGAGCGGTAAAATAACCTTCAACTTCAAGAGGATAGTAACTAGTGGAATGAACCCCAAAATCACTCTGAATACAAACTGGGCCGGTAAATTTAATCTTATCACTTTCAAATGTAAATTGTAATAAATTATCAGAGGCATTTTGAAATTTAGTTCCTGATTTAACATCTACAATGGCATAATTGATGTATAGTTCATTATTATTAAATTGTATGAAATCATTAGTTGGGTCACTACCATTTGCAATCTTACCACCTTGTATCACCTCCGTAAGAGCATAGTTTATATAGAAATGATTATTACGAAGACTTATAAAATCATTAGTAGTATCACTAGCATTTCTAAGTTTCACTCCTTCTACAAAATCTACACTTGCTTGATTAACATGGAGTATTCCTGTTTTAAATTGTATATAATCACTTGAAGTGTCCCTTTCTATATAACTATTTGTTGCCACATTAATTACGTTAAATGAGCTTTTTAAATTTCCATTTGTAAATTGTAGATA